TAATAACCTTGCTTTTAGAAGGAGGTAATATGGTAACACTAGCACATCACACCCCATTCACAGCAGGCGATCTTGAACGATTTATGGGTCTTTCCGTAGGATTTGACCGTATGTTCAATCGTTTGATGGATTTTCCTAATACATCACAGGATAGTGGATTTCCGCCCTACAACATTCGTAAAGAAGATGACTACAATTATGTCATAGAAGTGGCCCTTGCTGGGTTTTCTGAATCTGACATTGAAGTTGAGGTGAAAGAAGGGATAATCACAGTACGTTCAAAAGAAGACAAAAATACTGATACTACTCAGTATGTTCACAGGGGAATTGCCCGAAGAGCATTCTCTAAATCTTGGACTCTTTCTGATGATATGGTTGTCAAGGGAGCTGAGTTTGACAATGGTCTTCTAAATATTTCTTTGGAGAAAGTGGTTCCCGAAGAAAAGAAACCACGTTTGATTCCCATTACTAAGTTGATTAGTAAGTAATCATTCTCCAAACCCCATCGAGGAATATATACTTTGATGGGGTTTTTGTTTTTAATCTAATGAAGGAGAATAATATGTTACCACTCGCCGGAATGTTATTCAACGTAGTTGCTGGATTGGTAGTCGATAAGGCACAAGATCTAGCAGAAGCACACGTTGAAAAAATGATAGACGATATTTTACCAGATAATGCAAAAAAAGAATTGGATAAAATTGTAAAAAATGATCCATCTCACATCTTTGAAAATGCAAAAGATGCTCTAAAAGGAGCAGTCGAAGGCAAACTCCCTGTACAAATGAAAGATGGTAAATTCATGCCGATAGAGATGAATGTTACTTTAAAATTTGATCCAAATACACAAAAATTAGAAATATTGAATAGGGAGTAATTATGTACATGACAAAGAATTTTTCATATTTAGAGATGATTAAGAGTTCAACGGCTGATCGGATGGGGGTTTCAAACGAACCAACAACTGAACACGTTATCAACTTAGTCAATCTCTGTAATTTTATTTTGCAACCAGTGAGAGAGGAATTTGGGCCAATTCGTATCAACAGTGGTTATCGTTCTCCCACACTCAATTCAAAAGTGGGCGGATCTAAAACGAGTCAGCATTGTAATGGTGAGGCTGCAGATTTTGAATCTTCACGAATATCAAATCCAGATCTCGCAGCATGGATTGCTAAAAATTTAGATTTTGACCAACTTATTTTAGAATTTTATGATGGGAAAAATCCGAATAGTGGATGGATACATTGTTCTTATAAAAAGGATGGTTCAAATCGTCATAATACATTGACAGCTCTGAGAGTTGGTGGAAAGACACAATATAAAAAAGGTCTTCTAAAATAAAGGGGGAAGTACATGAAGTATTTCTGGTTAATATATCTCCAATTTTTGTTTGTTGCCGGGCAATTCAATGGAAGAAAAAATTGGATTGACAAACATATCCTAATATGTTATAATAAGTTAGATGAGTTAAAAGTGAATTATATTAAAATCCATAAATTTGATCAATTAGATACTAAATGAGTTTTTATACGAATGTCTCAACTATTGGAAACAGTATACTATTTCGGGGTGTCTCTAAAGACGGAAAAAGATTCAAAGACCGTATAGAGTATCATCCCACTCTTTACATTCCTACCAAAGAAGAAACAAAATTCCAAACTCTAGAAGGCGACCCAGTTGGAGAAATTCGGCCGGGTACGATGAGGGAGTGTCGGGAATTCATTGCCAAATATAAAGAGATTGATAATTTCAATATCTACGGTAATGATAAGTTTGAATATTCTTTCATAGCAGAACACTTTCCAGAAAAACATATTGATTATGATTTTTCTTATATTAAAGTTGCATATATTGACATTGAGGTAAGTTCAGATAATGGATTTCCAAATGTAGAAGATGCAAGTGAAACTGTTACTGCAATAACCTTTAAAATTGGAAAAAATTGTTATGTTTTTGGTTGTGAAGAATTTCAACATGACCGAAAAGATGTATATTATCTCAAATGTTCAAGTGAGCGAGAACTTCTTGAAAAATTCTTCAAGATGTGGGATAAAGAATCACCAGATATTGTTACAGGATGGAATGTAGAAACATTTGATATACCATATTTGGTGAATCGTGCAAAACGATTATTTGATGAAAAGAAAAATCCATATCGTTTACTTTCACCTTGGAAAAAGGTTCGTCAATATGCAATGTTTGGAATGGGTGGAAAAGAGCTCCAAGCATTTGAAATTTATGGCGTGGATACTCTTGACTATCTTTCAATGTATCGTAAATTTATCTATTATAATCAAGAATCATATAGATTAGACCATATTGCAAATGTTGAACTTGGAGAAAGTAAACTTGATTATTCTGAACAAGGAACATTGCATCTTCTATACAAGAATGATTATCAAAAGTTCATTGAATACAATATCAAAGATGTGGAGTTAGTAGAACGACTTGAAGGAAAATTGAAACTTCTTGAAATGATTGTTTCATTAGCATATCTCTGTAAAGTAAATTATAGGAATACATTTGGTCAAGTTAGAATGTGGGATACGTTGATTTATAATCATTTGTTGAGTAAAAATATTATTATTCCACCTAAAACACACGCTAGTAAATCATCCAACTTTGAAGGTGCATTTGTAAAAGAACCAATACTTGGAGCACATGAATGGGTAGTAAATTTCGATTTGAATTCACTCTATCCTCATCTCATAATGCAATATAATTTAAGTCCAGAAACATTGATTACTGATGAACTCCCACCAGAATTACAGGAAATTAAGAATTCACGAGCCAAAGTGGATGGTCTTCTTGACCAATCTCAATCATTAAATGCATTGAAGAAATATAATGTAACTTATACTCCAAATAATGAATTTTATAAAACGGACAAACAAGGGTTTCTTCCAGAAATGATGGAACAGATTTATAATGACCGTGTGAAGTATAAGAAATTGATGATTGAAACGAAGAAAAAACTTACCAAGGAAAAAGATAAAAATAAAAAACATGAATTGAACAATTTGATTTCCAAATATCATAATATGCAGAATAATCTCAAAACAACATTGAATTCTGCTTTTGGTGCAATGGGAAATGAATATTTTCGTTTTTTTGACCAAAGAATTGCAGAAGCCGTAACAACATCGGGACAATTATCTATTCGTTGGATTGAGAAAGAAATCAACAAGTATCTGAATAATCTTCTTAAACCAGAAGAGGAAAAAGATTATGTTGTTGCAGTTGATACTGATTCTGTTTATATTCGTATGGATGATTTGGTAAAACAGGTTTTTGGTGATAATGTTGAAGATAAGACAAAGATTGTTAATTTTTTGGACAAGGTTTGTTCTGAAAAAATGGAAAAAATCATAGAAAAATCTTACCAAGGGCTTGCAGATTATGTTAATGCATTCGACCAGAAGATGGTAATGAAACGTGAGAATATTGCAGATCGAGCATTATGGACTGCTAAAAAGCGTTATATCATGAATGTCTATGATTCTGAGGGAGTTCGTTATGAAGAACCACAACTCAAGGTTATGGGAATTGAATCGGTTCGTTCTTCTACTCCTGCAGCGTGCAAAGAAAAAATGAAAGGTATTTTCAAAATTATTATGAATGGTACAGAAGATGATGCTATAGGATATATTGAAGATTTCAGAGAAGAATTCAGTAAACTTGCAGCAGAAGATATCTTCTTTCCAAGGTCAGTTCGTGGTCTTGAAAAATATCACGATGCAGCTCATTTGTATCGCAAAGGCACTCCAATTCATGTAAAGGGAGCGTTGATGTACAATAAACTCCTGAAGGACAAAAATTTACTCAATTCATATCCAACAATTAAGGATGGTGAGAAAATAAAGTTTGCATATCTCAAAAAACCCAACCCTGTTGGTGATTCTGTGATTGCAATTCTCAATAATTTGCCTCCTGAATTTGGATTGAAAGAATTTATAGATTATGATTTACAATTCAATAAATCTTTCATTGAACCAATGTCTTCTGTAATGGGTGCTATTGGGTGGAAAACAGAACATATATCAACTTTGGAGGATTTCTTTGGATAAATTATGAATATAAAACCCTATATCTATCATATAACCCATATACCTACAAACAAATGTTATGTCGGTTCAAGAATTGCTAATAAAGTAAGTGCAAAAGAAGATTTTTGGAAAATTTATTTTACAAGTAGTGCTCATGTTAAAAAATTAATAGATGAATATGGAGCCGAATCTTTTAAAATTGATTGGGTAAGAGAATTTAAAGATGATAAAGAAACTATTGAAGAAGAGAGAAAATTTCAACAAGAAAATGATGTGATTAATACTAATTTATATTTGAATAAAGCAATTTGGCCTTATCAAAATATGGAAGATCCAGAAAGAAGTGAAAAAATAAGACAAGCAAGAACAGGTACGAAACATTCATCAGAATCCATACAGAAGATGAGAGAAGTCAAAAAAGGTGAGAATCATCCAAATTATGGCAGGAAATTTTCAGAAGAACACAAGAAGAATATAAGTGAAGGGCAAAAAGGTAAAATAATCTCAGAAGAAACCAAAAAGAAGTTGAGTGATGCTCACAAAGGTAAAAATTTATCAGAAGAACATAAACGAAAAATAGGAGAGGGTATTAACAGTAGTGAGAAATACAAACAAGCCATGAGTGAAAGAATTATTACAGAAGAGCAAAGAATAGCAATAGGAAAGGGGGTTTCTCAAAGATGGTCAAATATGCCTGATGAAGAAAAAAGTAAAGAACAAAGTAGAAGGTCACTCGCTTGTGGTAAAGAAAGACGAAAAGAAATATGTAGAAAGGCCAGTCTTGTAAGATGGGCTAAAGTAAAAAATAGCATACCAACGTTGGAGGATTTCTTTGGATAAAATATACATACCTACTTTAGGCCGACATGATAATCAAATAACTTACAATGCACTTCCCGATAAATGGAAAAAACTTGTAATAATGGTTGTGCAGAAAAAGGAAGAGCATCTGTATGAATATGATTGTGAATATTTGGTGGTTGATAATGATATAGGAATAGCGAAGACAAGAGATATTATACATCGTCATGGTGGAATATCTAAATATTTTATAGTTGATGATGACCTTAAATTTGTAAGAAGAAATGTAAAATATTATGGTGATGTTTCAAATATGGAAATGTCTAAGAGGGATTTTATTGATAATGATTATGATGAAATGATTGAAAGTATTGATGAAAAATTAGATGGAAATGTTGTTTTGGTTGGCCCCCGATTGGCCTTTATGCCCCCAGCACAAGAAAGATATTGGGATACAGGAGGTGGTCAATATAATGCATATGCACTAAATGGTGAGGTATTTTCAAAACTTTACGAAGAAATAGATTGGTCATGGGTTGATGATACTACAATAGTATGCGAAGATATTCTTCTTAATTTAGAAATTTTAAGTAGAGGATATAAAATAGGGAAATTTGATGAATTTTTATATGATACAAAATTTGGGTCAGATGGTGGTTGTTCAACTTTTAGGACTGATGATTCTATTTTAACTGGAATGAATATTGTTAAAGAAAGATTTGGGGATTATGTAACTGTCTTAAACGAAGAACATAAACAAGGACAACCTAAAGTTAGAATTCAATGGAAAAAATTATATATGGATTCGCAAGTGTCAAACATAAAAGAATTTTATATGTGAGAAATATTTTTCTTTTTGTTATATTACAATTTTTTATATTTTCTTGTGTTTCTAATCAATCATATAGATGTTGGAAAATAATGAAAGAAGAAGAGTGTATTCCGTTAAAAGCATA